TCAAGGCCGACGCCGAGGCGGCGAAGGAAAACGCGCTGGCGGCAATCCGGCTCTTGGAGTTGATGGAAAAGGATGGCTCGCTCATCCGGCTTGAACTGGCTGAAGCGGTGTTCTTCGAGCAGGCCCGTGGGGATCGCGATGCGTGGATGAACTGGCCGTCTCGGGTTGGCCCGGTGATGGCGGCTGAATTCGGCCTGCCTGCCGACAAGGTGACCGAGGTTTTGACGCGCCATGTCCACGAAGAACTTGCTGGCCGGGGCGAGCCTCAACCGGACTTCTCGCGAGACGAAGGCTGAGCGGCTTCGGCTGGCGTGGCGCAAGGGGCTGACCCCGCCGCCGCGCATCAGCGTGCCGGATTGGGCGGATCGGTATCGCCGTCTGGCTAAGGAGGCCGGCAGCACGAACGGCCAGTGGCGGACCAAGACGGTTGAGATCGCACGCGGGCCGATGCTCGCGGTGACGGAGCCGGGCGTTCACATCGTCACGGTGATGTGTTCCACGCAGTTGATGAAGACGGCGCTTCTGGAAAACGTCTTCGGCTTCCACGCGCACCTTGATCCGTGCCCGATGCTGCTGGTGCAGCCGAAGGAAGACGCGGCGGAACAGTTCAGCAAGGAGCGCATCACGCCGCTGGTGAAGGCAACGCCTGCCCTGCGGGATTTGGTCGGAACCGGCAAGACGCGCTCGGCTGAAGAAACGCTGCTGTACAAGAGTTTCCCCGGCGGCTTTCTGGCCCTGGTCGGCGCCGGCAGCCCCGACAACCTCGCCCGTCGCCCGGTGCGTCTGGCGATGTACGACGAGGTAGACAAGTACCCGATCACCCGCGAAGGCGACCCGATTTCGCTCGGTGACGAGCGCATGGCGACGTTCGGCTTGAACTGGTTGTCGATCCGGGCGTGTTCACCGACGATTGAGGATGAAAGCCGGATCGCGGCGAGCCACGCCGAGTCAGACCAGCGGTTGGCGTCGGTGGCGTGCCCGGAGTGCGGGCATCGCCAGTTTCTGGATTTCCGCAAGCACGTCGATTGGTCGAAGGACCGCGACGCGCGCGGCAACACCACGCAGCATCATCCCAACACAGCGCGCATCTACTGCGAAGCCTGTGGGTGCGGATGGTCCGAGGGGCAGCGACTTAAGGCGCTTCAGACGGCGCGGTGGCATCAGACCAAGCCGTTCACCTGTTGCGACCATCGTGTGTTGCCGTTGGACGCCTACGAGCGGGCGTGGCGCAATGCCTACGATGGCGATCCTACGGCAGAGAAGAACGCGGCGGCCATCGCGGCGGTGTGGGATTGGTGGGCCGGTGATCGCTGGGCGGTCTACCGGGCCAAATGCCCGCGCTGTGGCGGCTGGCCGGTTGACAACGAGCACGCTGGCTTTCAGGCATCGAAGCTCTACAGCCCCTGGCAGAAGGACAAGCCATCAGACATCGCCAAGAAGTGGTTGGCCGCTCAGGGCGATGAAGAGAAGAAGCAGGTATGGTGGAACACCCAAATGGGGCTCCCCTACCGCAAGGCTGCCGGCAAGCAGGTGGCCGAAGAAACGCTTCTCTCCCGCCGTGAGGTCTACCCTGCTGAAGTGCCGGATGGCGTCGCCGTCATCACGATTGGCGCCGACACGCAGGACGATCGCATCGAACTTGAGGTGGTCGGCTGGGGGCGTGACGAGGAAAGCTGGTCGCTGGCCTACGAGGTGTTCGACGGCGACCCGGAAGACCCGAGCCTGTGGGCGCGCATCCGCGAGTACATGACGCGCAAGTGGGTCCGTGCGGATGGCAGGACGTTCGTGGCGGAAGCGGCGTGCGTCGACTCTGGCGGTCACCATACGCAGGCGGTTTACGACTTCTGCAAATCCAACTCGGGCTTGTTGCACGGCGGGGTCTACGCGATCCGAGGCGGCAGTGAGCGTCCGGGCTCGGTATTGCCGGTGTGGCCGCCGATCCGCAAGGCGAAACTGTCCAAGGGCGACGGGTACAAGCCGATCATTCTCGGCACCCATGCCGCGAAGGACCGCATCAACGACCGTCTTCAGATCGTCTCGCCAGGGCCGGGCTACATGCACTTCCCGGCCTTCTGGGATGCCAGCCGGTTCGCCCAGCTTACCGCTGAGCGGAAGGTGCCAAAGAAGGTTGGTGGGCGACTGTACCGTGTCTGGGAACCGAAGGTCGGGCGGTCGAACGAAGCGCTCGACTGTCGCGTCTATGCCTATGCCGCTCTCTGCGGCCTGCTGCATCGGGGGCTGAAGTTGAACAAGAAGGCCGATGAAGTTGGGGCGGTCGCGTCGTCGGAAATTCAACTGGTAGGCGGCGACGTGGTGAAGGTGGAGCGTCCTGAGCCCGAAGATGTTCCGCAAGCTCCCGCACCAAAGCCCAACCGATGGGCGGTGAAGGTCAACCAATCCAGCTACATGTCGAGGTGAGACGATGACAACCCTGTCTGAACTCCTTGCACGGAAAGAGAATCTGGAGCGGTCGCGGGCAAATGGCATCCGCCGCATGCGCCAGCCTGACGGATCGGAAACCGAATTTAAGACCGACGCCGAAATGGACGCGGCCATCACCGCTATCGACAAGCAAATCGCAGCGGCGAAGAAGGCCCCGATTGGCCCCGTCTACCACCGTGTCCGCAGCTATAAGGACTACTGATGAGCGACGTTCATGGGGGTGGGGCTCCGGCGGTCATCGCGGATGATGCCGGCGCCGCAACCCGCCGCGTTCGGGCCAGTTCAGACGGGCTCGACGCGGCAAAATATGGCCGGCGCCTGTCGTCGTTCGTTCCATCCGCCCAGCACATCAACACGCTGACCCGCGCGTCGGGCTCGACCGTCACGGCGCGTGCCCGGTATTTGCGCCGGAACAACGGCTATGTGAAGTCGGCCACCGAAGCGTGGAAGGGCGATGTCATCGGCACAGGCTTCGTGCCGATTGTCGATGACGATGCTCTCAAGGCGCTGTGGAACCGCTGGACGTGGGATGCCGACGCGGAAGGGCTCTCGGATTTTGAGGGCATTCTTCGCCGCGTGGCCGACGAGGTGTTTGTTGCTGGCGAGTGCTTCATCCGTCGCCGTCCGCGACTGCCGCAGGACGGCCTTGAGGTCCCCGTTCAGCTTCAGATGCTTCCGTCCGAGCAATGCCCGGCACACTGGAGCGAGACGCGCCCGAACGGGAACGAAGTCATTCAGGGCATCGAGTACGACAAGAACGTCAAGGACCGGCGCGTTGCCTACTGGTTCTATCGCGGCAACCCCACGGACGCGACTTCGGCAACGGTAAACACGTCCGATTTGGTGCGTGTCGAGGCCAAGAACGTCATCCATGTATTCGACCCGACCGAGTCCGGGCAGCGGCGCGGGGTGTGCCAGTTCGCCGCCGGCATCGTTCCGGCGTGGCTGATCGATGTTTTCGAGGATGCCGAACTCGACCGGAAAAAGGTCGCGTCCCTGCACGCCTATTTCTTCAGCCGCCCCGATCTGCCGAATGCCGACGACCAAAGCGAAGTCCAGGCCCCGGATGCGATCGATCTGGCTCCTGGTTCCACGGTGACGTTGCCGCCGGGATGGACGGCAACCCCGTCGATACCGGCTGATGTCGGCGGCTCGTTCGAAGCATTCATGTTCCGCGCGCTGCTTCGGCTGAGCGCGGCATTGGGAGTGCCGTATCCGCTGGTGACGGGCGACTTCTCGAAGGTCAACTTCTCCAGCATCCGGGCTCAGTTCACCGCCTATCGCCGTCGCGCCGAGGCGTTCCAGCATGCCGTTGTGGTCTTCCAACTCTGCCGCACCGCATGGCGCTGGTTTATCGAGGCGGCGGCCATGGCGGGGAGGCCGGAAGTCTCGTCCCGGCTGTCGGAATTGCCGGCGCTGCTGAACAGGCAATGGCAACCGCCGAAGTGGGAATGGACCGACCCGGCCAAGGATGCCAAGGCCGAACAGGTGGCGGTCGACAACCACTTCAAGGCGTTGTCAACCGTCTGGGAAAGCCTTGGTGAAGATCCGGCATCCATGAAGGCCAAGATCGAAGCCGATTTGGCCTGGAAAAAGGACATGCGGGACAAGGGGTATCTGGTCAATGACAAGTCAGTCATTGGGCAAGCCGGCGAACACACGCAAGATGATGAGAACAGCGGCAGCGACGGAAGAGGTAAAAATGCTTGACGGTTACTCGTCTTCCTCTGTCGCGAGCAGCGTCGGCATTGAGCGCAGTCGGCTGGATCAGTGGATAAGCCGAGGATACGTCAACGTCGCCGAATCCAGCCAAGGAAAGCCAAGAGCATTCTCTTTTGGCGAAGTCGTGCAGGTGGCGTGCATAAAGGAGATGGTAGATTTCGGATTTGATGCAGGGATTGCGGCAAAATTAATGGCATTACAAAGGCATGGTCGGCACGAGTCAGGGGCTGTTTTGCTGTCCATTGATATCAGCGCCGTTGAGCACAGGCTGTCCAGGGCTCTTCTTCTTGAAGAGGCCGACGATCTGTCATTCGCAGCCGAAAACAAACAGGATGGCTAACATGCGCGACTTTCCACACCTCGCATCCCTGATGTTCGGGGCGCCGCTGCTGATGGCTCGGTCGAAGTTGGACATCATCATTCCGGCGGTTGGCCCGCGCCTGCTCGGTTTGTCGTCGCAGGTGGCGGCGGCCAGTTCTGATGCATCGTCCGCCAGCCGACCAAACCACGAGGTGGACGCGCGCATTGCGGTCGTCCCGGTGTTCGGTTCCCTGCTGAACCGCAATTTCCAAGCGCCGTCCGGGGCGACGACCTACGAGAGCCTTGAACAAGAAATCGAGGAGTTCGGCGGCGACGACAACATCGATGCCATCCTGCTGGACATCGATAGCTTCGGCGGTATGGCGCAGGGGTGTTTCGAGTTCGCCGCAAAAATCCGCGCGCTGAGCCGAGAAAAGCCGGTCTACGCCATCGCCAACGCCAACGCGCACAGCGCCGCCTACGCCATCGGGTGTGCGGCTGAAAAGCTGTTCGTGGTCGATACCGGGGACGTGGGCAGCATCGGCGCCTATGTGGCGCACGTTGACCAGTCCGGACACGACGCCAACGAAGGATTCAAGTGGACTTACATCACGGCTGGCGAGGGCAAGGTCGACGGCAACCCGCACGAGCCCCTGAGCGACACCGCCCGGCAGGCGATGCAGGAGCGGGTTGACGAGATGTACGGGCGATTTTTTGAGCACGTTTTGGCGTGTCGCCCGAACCTGACG